GTGTTTAAACATGTGGTATTCATTCATTGATGGCCGTGTGCTGGCCGTGCTTGCCGTGATTGGTTTCGTGTGGCTTAACTATTGGACAAGCGAGGAATACGCTGAACGCAAGCAACACGAACACGACAGAAAGAGAGGTGTTTAAACATGTACTGTGCATGTAAATCTGGATGGAAAAACTTATGCAAATTTCACAAACGTAAAAGAGGTGTTTAAACATGCAACAAAAACCTTCATCAAATAACAACGAACACGACAGTTTAAACGGCACTGTAATCTGTGGCGATTGCCTGCGAGATGATTGCACGGGCTGCGCTTACTAACGTGTGCTATACTTACCCATTAAACCTAAAGACTGGAGCAAAATAAATGTGTGGAATCGCTGGCTATTGCCTCAACCCTAAACACTACGTAGACACCGCCTCGCTTGCTGGGCAGATGCTTTACGACATTGAACACCGTGGCTATCATGCAACAGGCGCGGCATGGATAAACCCCAAAACTGGCAAACGCGTGATGAGTAAAGCGCCGCTATCTGCCACGCAATATGTGCCGCGCATGAAAAACAACTTATGTTTAAACGCACAGACTGCTATCTTACACACAAGATGGGCGACACAAGGTAGCCCTACAAATAACAGCAACAACCACCCCATCCCACGTGGCAAGATTGTGCTGACCCATAACGGACACGTATCCAACGACAAGGAATTGTTTAAACAGTTAAGCGTTCCGCGTATCGCGCAAGTTGATTCCGAAGCGGTGGCCGCGTTACTTGCTTTCGCTGGTGAACATCCAACGCAATTACTGCCTGAGATTCGCGGCACTGCTGCGCTTGCGTGGATAGTACAGAACGCGCCTAACATTCTGCACCTTGCACGCGTATCCTCATCGCCGCTTTATATTGGGCAGACTGGCAACGGCTCATTAGTTTACGGCTCAACGGAGCAGACTATTGAGAACGCTGCAATTATGATGGATGATGAACTTGACTGGTCATACGCTGCTAACGAGGGCGAGTACTTCAAAGTCAAAGACGGCATGATTGTGGAGCATGAAACGTTTACACCTGCCAAGCGTGTGCATGTGTACACACCTGACTATTCACGCAATGCAAAGTTAGATGAATGGTGGATGCAACAAGAGGAACTTGCTTTCTAACTAGAAGATATACAGCCCCCTGTTTAAACAGCAGGGGGTTTTCTTTTGTACAAATTATGCGCCACAAAATATGTGGGAATACACATAATGTTTAAACGTATCAACTCTCCCTACGCTCTGGTGCTGCATGTGTTTAAACAAAAAAATAGTTTGGAATTATGTACAAAAATGTTTGACTTATTACGTACGCTTATGTAATGATTTATCTATGAGCGAACGATACGATAAACTAACAACAGAACAGAAAACAAAACAACAACTACGTGTTGCACTGTACAAGCAGGCGCAACAAATCCTAGTAACCGCATACAAAGATGACTTCAATAAAATCTATAGGAATCTATGCGAGGAACACGGACTAACTACCTATATCCAAAAGGAATCATTAGTAAATAAATATCTAAAGACTGGAGAATAAAATGTATCTATCACTAATGGAAATCACTGGCATCATGTTGCTACTCATTGCTTGCATTGCAACGATTGGTTTCGCAACATACAAGAACGCACAACTTGAACGCGAGAACATAAACCTACGCCGTTTAAACAGATTGACTAGACAAGGACTTACTCATGAGTAACCTACGCAAGATTGCTTGCGATGGTTGCGACAATATAGATGATGACCTATGCAAGTGCGTAGACTGTCGTTCATGTGGTAAACCTACCAAGTACGACAACTTAAACGGGCATGGTATCTGCGATACCTGCGATGACCAACAAATGATTGGGGGAATACGATGACCAAGGCAGCAATTCTTTACACCGATGGCACAATGGAAGTCAAAGACTTAACAGAGTTTAAACAGTACCAAGAAGCGATTGGTGGTTGGCTTACAGGAGTTAAGTTATTCACTGCAATGGGTGATGACTACGCCTATATGTACGTAGATGATGAGGGTTTATTAAAAGATTTACCACAGAACTCAGTGGCTGGTGGCCTATCGTTTATGATGGGCAACACGCCTTACCTTATGGGAACTGCGATTGTGGTTGGGCCTGCCGATGATGAGGGTTACAACATAGACATCCCCGAATCGTTACTTCAATTCTTAACAGAACATTGTGGAAAGCGAGAGGCAGATGGTGTTTAAACACTTTCATCCACATGCACGCATTTGGTTCATCACTGTGCTTGCATTGATTGGTGTGCTATTTATTAACCCACGTGTGGAGTACATCGTACATCCACCTAAGAGCGAGGTCATTGCCTACTACAAGAACGAGTACCAACAGTACGCAATTCAACAGTTAGTTAAGCAAGACAAACTAGAACAGTACCCATGCTTGATGGAACTATGGACAAGAGAATCTAACTGGCGACCAAAAGCATTGAACAAACAGAGCAAAGCACTTGGTATTGCACAGTTGCTACCTGAAACGTGGCGCAACATCAAGGTTCAACCTACGAATGATGGGTTTAAACAGGTTGATGCTGGCTTGAAATATATTGACCATCATTACGGAGAAAGCGGCGGCATCTGCCGAGCATACGCACATCACTTAGCGAGGGGGTGGTACTGATGAGCATAGAGAAAGAGTTAAGTGATTACTTAGTTAGCATTGGCGCAACGTTTAATGCAGAGAATCCTGACGAACCAATAGTGTTGCGACCAGCGCGTTTAAACGTTATTGTTTCATCCATTGTAGATTATTTGATTGGGGCAGGATATGCAAGTGAAACCAAGATACTTCAAGATTAAAGAAACAAGAACCAATAACACTAACAACGGTATTGTTTATTACATATTACAATACGATGTTAAGTTATTTACTGGCGCATTATGTTCCAGCATTGGCCCTGAAATGTATTACCCACAAACTACCACGCTAGATGCGGAAGATAAGATGGCAGTTCAACTATGTTTAAACTGCAACATAAGAGAAGCATGTTTAGAGTGGGCGTTAATCCATGAACGTGATGGTATATGGGGTGGCATGACCCCAAAGGGTAGAAAGAGAGAACGTAGACGTAGACGATGGGGATTAACAGAGCCACGCACTACGCTTGCCGTTGTAAATAGAGCAAACCCGTAGTACACTAAGTCAAGAAGCGCCTGCTTGAGTTCCAGTCCTCGGCAGGTGCTTTCTTTATTTAATAAGTAATTCACGGCACTTCATAAAAACTTCCTCAGCAAGTTCGTTGATTGTGCCATCGTTATACAAATAAAAATCAAACATCCATTTATCTAGTCCATGCTCAGACGGATGACCATTCACTGCATCGCCGCGAACAATGCGCCAAACTTGACCGCCCATTTCTTTGATTCGTTGTGCCTCATTAGGAAAACGCACATCCGCAAACACAACACGGTCATCTATCTTTACATGTTTAAACGCTTGTTCAACCCAAAACTTTTGGCCAAACATATCTCGCCCAACCTCAGTTCCAAAACGCTGGAGCAATTCTCTTGTGTTACCTATGCGCTTAGTTACTTCCCATCCATACTCATCAACAGATTCACGAAGGGTTATGCCTTCTTTAATTAACGGGTTTAAACGATACAATGCTTCACGCATAGGGTCAGCAAATGCTTTGCGCTGGTAGTTATAGTTTAAACAGAGCAGTTCAGCAACTGTATCTTTACCGCTTTGTGCATAACCACTCAGTCCAATAATCATTTAATCAACCTTTACATCTTTGATATCGTTGTATACCTGTGCAATTTCTTTTGTTACCTTGTTAGCAGCCACCATTGTGTTGCCATCGTAGGCTTGACCTAATGTTTCAGATGCTTTTAGTGCATCATCTACCTGTTTCATTGAAGTACCACCAGGCTGGATGCCTTGTCTGCGTGCATCAGCGTACGCATTTAGTTCAGCGTTCCACTTCTTACTTGCCATGGTTGCATTACTATTAGCATCGCCAGTACTTAACTGTAAACTCTTAGCCTTACATCCAAAGCATGGGTCTTTATCGCAGTGCGTATGGTCTATGGAAACTTGTTCTTCTTCCCTGAACGGTGTACTAGATTCAGCACCGCAAAGAACACAATCCCATAGGCTAGCAATAAAATCGTGGTTATCATCAAAGCCCCACTCCTTAACTCTACTTATGTGGCTACATACCGTCATTCTCTTGCCTTACTATTTCTTGTCTTGATTCTGCATTACTTCTGTTACGTCTACGGCCAGTCCATACGGGTGGCTCACCACCAAGTCTATCTTGTAACTTATTTAAAGCACGCTTAACTCGCTTACGTATTGCTTCCTCACTCACGTGATAACTCTCAGCGAGCGCACCAAATTCCATACCACCATCAGCATAACGAAGTCGTAATAATTCCTGGTCTGCATCGTTTAAACGTTGTAGTCCAGCGGCTACGTCAGACATCAATGCTAGTCTGTTGCCACCCTCTGATGGTTTACTACTATAGGTAACGTACTCACTGCTCATATCAGGGGCAGAAGTCCAGCCTATGTGTGTCCATACATCACGCAATAGTTCATGCAACACTTCATGTGTATAGTAGAAAGAATCATTTACAGGACTACGTGAAGTACGTGCGCGTTCCTTTGCTACATACTTTTGTGCTTCATTATAGAAAGTCTTACGTAGTTTAAACTTAAGGCTTTCATCTTGGTTCCACTCCTCAATCTTGTGCCAATGTTCTAGCGCCCATAGCGATAGGTGTTGGTACACATCATCGGTTGTAACCAAACCACGGTGCATACGGTTAGCACGCAACGCCATAATACGGGCAATGCTATAGATAGTTTCCCAAACTTTAT